CCTCGCATCGTCGTGTAGATGGTGGTTGCCGGGAGAGCCATCGGGGTCCTTTCAGGTGGTGAGCACGGCTTCGAACACGTAGCCGGGGAGGCCCGTCTCGCCGGTCGGGTCGGTGTAGTAGGTGTCCTTGCGGGCGGGCCCGGCGATCGTGACGCGGGCCGCTTCGCGGCACAGCTCGAGGAGGTCGAGGAGACGTTCGAGAGCGTCGAGGTTCCCGGGGCCGGGGGCGAGGACCCATACGGGGACCACCCCGGACCAGCCGCAGCCGGCCGCCTCGAGGGCGTCGGGGGCGTCGACCAGGACGCAGGGCGGGTTGACGCTGCGCGGGTCGATCGACACGGGCACGTCGACCACGGCGGCGAGGGCGTCGGCGATGGCGCGGCGGTTGGCGGACAGGCTCACCCGACGGCCATCCTCGGGATGCCCAGGTTGGAGAGGACCTGGGCGTAGACGGGGGCGGGCAGGTCGACCGCGCCGAGCCCGTCGAAGGAGGCGGCGCCGCCGTAGGTGCCCTGGGACCGGTACAGGTTGAGGGCGTACAGGACGGTGCCGTGCTTCACCGAGGCGTCGGGCGCGGCGGCGGCGGGGTCGGGGTCGTCGGGGTAGCCGGCGGCCAGCCGCTGCTTTCGGGCCCATGTCTCGGCGGCGTCGGTGCACTCCTCGAGCCAGTCGACGTTGATGGGCGCCGCGGGGTCCAACCCCGCGGCGACCATCACATCACCAGGCTCGATCCACGCCACCTGGGTCGCCTACTTCGACTTGCGGGACGTGGGGTCGTCGCCGACGGGCGGCGTCGCGGCGAGCACGACGATGCCCTTGGCGGTGAACGTCGCCCAGTTGCCCATCCCCCAGATCGCAATATCGCGGCCGAGCTTGGGCACGTCCTCGGCGGTGACGGTGCGGGGGCCGTCCTCGAGGAACGCGCCGGCTTGGCGGTTCGTGACGACGGCGAGCCCGGCGGCGAGCCCGGGGACGTTCACGATCGAGAACCCGGCGAGCGAGACGGACAGGCCGGACGCGCTGGCGGCGGCCCCGCCGACGTTGCCGGTGGGGGCGGCGGCCATCGTGAACACGGCGGCGGCCAGCTTGCCGTACACGTCGTCGGCGGCGGCGACGACCGTCGCGGGCGCGCCGGTGGCCCGTTGCACGATGGACGAGGCTTGGAATAGGGCGGCGGCGATCACGGCGGGCGTCGCGGTCGCGGGGTCGAGGAGCACGTCGGAGGTCGAGGCGGCGACGGCGGCGTCGACCGCGAAGTTGTCGGTCACCATCGCGTAGGCCTGGGCGAGGATCGACTCGTAGAGGGCCTGGTACGAGGGCGAGGAACGGAGCAGCAGCTGGTAGCTGGCGTCGGAACCCCCGGCGAAGGTGAGGAGGCCCGCGGTGCCGGCCTTGATGTCGACCCGGACCGAGGTGATCTCGGTTTTCTGTGTCGCCTGCTGGCCCACGAGGGTGAGCAGGTCGCCGTCGTAGTAGGGCCACTGGACCGTCATGCCCGACGCGCCGGGGTCCATCGGGCCGCCGAGCGCGGTGATGAACGGCCGGCCCGTGGACACGATCCCGTACACGGTGCTGAGCCAGTGAGGCGGGAGCACCCCGGGGTTGTTCGGTGTGGTCTGGTCGATCCAGACGGCGCGCAGGTCCGGGAGGGGGCCGACCGGCTCGCCGTCGAAGGTGCGGCCGTGGTGGCGGGCGTAGGCGTACTCGAGGAGCGAACCGAACCGGGCGAGCGGATGCGGCTCGGACCGCACGACGATCGAGCCGCCGGCGAGGGCTTGGATGGTGGCGACGTGGGCCGCCATGCGGGCGTCGGCGTCGTCGGGGGCCGGGTCGTCGGGCGGGGGCGGTTCGACCGGCGTGGTCACGGTTGCGGTTGCGGGCATGTCGAGCCTTTCGTGAGCGGCTAGGAGCGGGTTGTGGCGGGCATCATCGAAACGGGGGATGGTCACGGTGGACAGCTCCACCAGGCGCGCCCTGTGCACCGTGGTGCTGTAGGTGCCGTCGCTGTTCACGACGTCGGTACTTTCGATGAAGTCGACACCGACCGACACGGCGTCGCGCACCCCGTTGCCCATCTGGCGGACGGCGGCGGCCACCTCGACGTCGGCGAGCTCGGCGCGGGGAATGGCGATCGTGGCGGCCAACCCGGCATCGCTCGACGTGAACGACTCGCCGAACCCGAAGGGCTTGTCGGGCCGATGGTCGAGGAGGAACTTGACGTGAGCCGGGTTGGTCACCTCGAGCGAGCCCGGCTCGAACGTAACGGTGTCGCCGAACCCGTTGGCTCGCACCGCGACGTTCCACGGGATCGCGAGAGGCACCTCGAGGGGGAGCGTGTCCGACGAGCCCGGCGGGGGAGCGGTCGGGTCCCCGCCGAGCTCGAACCGGGCGACGGTGGCGACCGCCACGAGCGAACGAGGCGCCGGGCGGGCGGCGAGGGTGTCGGTCACGGGTTGCCTCCCACGGGGGCGAGGACGGGAGCGGCCGCGCTGTCGACGGCGGCCAGGGCGGCGGTCTGGAGGAACGGGGTCGGGTCCATGCCCACGGTCGTGCCCCGCGGGGTGGTGCCGGGCATGGAGAGCGTGTCGGCCAGACAGGTCATGTACGGACCGACCCCGAACGAGAGGAGGTCCCAGCGGGACTGCTGCGCCGACTTGTACGTCATCGAGTCGCCCGGGGTGACCGCGCCGACAAGGAAGGCGGGGACGTTGATCACGCGGGCCTGGGCGGCGTCCTGGTAGGTGCGGGCCTGCACGAGCTGCATGCGGTCCGGGTCGAGCGACGACTCGTGGTAGCGGACCGCTTCGTTGAGCGCGGCGATGGCGTTGCCCTCGCGGGCATCGGCGAACGAGCGGGCCAACGCGGTGAGCTCCTCGCCGGACATGGCGGCGGAGCCGGCGACCTGCTCGAGCCAGCCGATCGGCACGGTCGACGCCGCGAAGCGCGACGCGGCCCTGTCCAGTCTGAGCGCGATGAGGAGGGCGGCGGGATGCTCGAGGACACCGGTGAGGGGCGACTCGAACACCACCATGTTGAGATCGAACAGGGACCGCACGCCGGGCCCGCCGACCGGCGCGGTGGCCGGATCGGGGAGCCAGTCCCACCAGTCGGCCCGGGCGGTCGAGGCCGTGGTGCGACTCGCGGTGGTACCGCGCCGGCGGGAGCGGTGCCCGAGCGGCGGGGTGAGCTCCACCCACGGGATGTGCACGAGGGCGGTCGGGAAGCCTTGCGGGTCGCGGGCGGTGACATGGCAGGCGGCCCACCCGTGGAAGATGAGGTCGTCGACGACGTCGGCGGTCCACGACTGGCGGGTGCGGGTGGGGTCCGGGTGCTCGAGCCAGCCCGGGCCGAGCTCGCGCGGTTCGGCGCCGTCCGACAGGCCGAACGTGGTCGATCGAGTGAAGGGCATGTCGCCGAGCACGCCGCAGATGAGGTCGCGGCCCCGGTTGATGACCGACAGGTTGAGGGCGGCCTCGCGGGTGATCGGGTACGGCGGGGTGAGCTCGAGGGCGGCCTCCCGGACGGCGACGGCCTCGGCGATCTGCGCGCCGATCCGGACGTTGCCCGGGACCGGGTCATGATCGGCGGCCAGCTCGGCCGCCCGGCGTCGTAGCAGCCCCATTCCGGGATGATCGGGCCGTTTACGACACCGCCGGTAGCCCCGTTTACGAAATGTCCGCACCAACCACCCACACCGGGCCGGTTTCGCCCGGCAGAACGCAACGTGGACGGAGCGGAAGGGCCTTTTAGCCCTGGCTCGAGGCGATCTGAGGGGTGACCGGGGGTGGAGCGGCCGCTGCAAGGCCCGCCGCCCACGTCACCGCGGTCACCGCGGGCGGCGTGACGCGGCGATCCCACAGCCACGAGTCGCCGTAGCGGCGGCCCACGGCCTCGACGAGGGCGGCGTCCAGCTCGGGCTGGGCCCGGTGCGACACGCGCCGGTCGGCGATCAGGTCGACGAACGTGGCGCAGCACCGGGCCGCCTCGGGGGTGGCGAGCTCGATGACCCGTCCGCGGGCCCGGGTGGCCAGCTCGACGCCCAGGTTCGCGGACGGGCCGTAGGTGTCGACCACGACCCGGGCGTCACGGCGGCGGCCGAGCACCTCGAGGGCGGCGCCGACCACCCACGTCACACCGGCGCCCTGGGCGACGAGCTCGACATGCACACCGCCGCCGGATGGCGCGGCGATCGCCACCGCGCCGCGGGCCCGGTCCGGGGTCACGTCGGCGGCCACGATCCACCCGGGGAGCGGGTCGAGCTCGACGGTGCCGGCGGCGGCGGCCCAGGACTCGAGGTCGATCACGCCGGGCCGGTCATGCTCGGGCGCCCACCAGCCGAGGTACTCAGCTTGGAACGTCTCGGCGTCCATCTCCTCGAGGTCCGGGATCAGCGCGTCTGCGCCGATGTGGCCGGCGGCGATCG